AACAACTATTTTTGAAAAAGGTTTTTCTATTGCAGATATCGTTGAGGAAGCTTACGAAAGAATAGGTATTGAAGGTGTTTCTGGATACCAATTAAAAGGAGCTAGACGTTCTTTAAACATTATGTTTCAAGAATGGGGAAACAGAGGTCTTCATTATTGGGAAATTGCAAACAATACTATTAGTTTAGTTAATGGTAAAAATACTTACGACATTTTTCGTTCCGCAACAGACGGAACTTCAGATGCTATGTTTAGCCCATTATTTGCTAACATGACAAATAATCAAACAACAGTTGTTGTAGATTCTGTTTCAAATTTTCCAGCTACAGGTACTTTACTAATAGGTACAGAACAAATTACTTACACTGGAATTACATCTTCTACAAATACGTTTACAGGATGTACTAGAGGGGCAAACAATACAGCAGCAGCAACTCATTTAACAGACGACAATTGTTTTAATAATAGTTCTTTTATTTATGGGGCTGGAGATTTACTAGAAGCTTCTTACAGAAATAGTTCCTCTATAGATTCTCCTCTTACAAAAATAAGTAGATCTACATATCAGGCTCTTTCTAATAAAACAGCTTTAGGTCAAACTTCACAATACTTTGTTCAAAGGTTTATTGATAAAGTAAGTATTACTGTATATTTAACTCCAGGAGCTTCACAAGTTGGAGATTTTTTAAATTTTTATTACATAAATAGAATTCAAGATTCTGGAGCTTATACTAATGCTGCAGATGTACCTTATAGATTTGTACCTTGTATGGTATCAGGACTTGCTTATTATTTAGCAATTAAATTTGCACCTGAAAGATTACAACCTTTAAAACTTATATATGAAGATGAATTTAATAGAGCTCTAACTGAGGATGGTTCCGAATCTAGTTCTTTTATAACCCCTAAAACTTATTATCCAAATGTCTAATTTATCTAAAGGAAGATACGCATTAGCAATTTCAGATAGGTCAGGTTTAGCTTTTCCATATAGGGAAATGGTTACTGAATGGAATGGTTCTTTTGTTCACGTTAGTGAATATGAATCTAAACAGCCTCAACTAGAGCCTATTAGATATGCTGGAGATCCTCAAGGCCTTCCTAAATCAAGACCTGCAAGAATAGAACCTGCAACTTCAAATTTATTACCTGGAGATCCTTTTAAAATTATTTCAGGGTCACAAACAATAACTGTTACAGAACCTTCTAATGGAAGACTTACCAATGATGTAGTTGTATTTAGAAATGTTGATGGAAGTCCAGGAGGCGTGGCTTTTACAGTATTCGAAAATGCTTCCGGTTTTTCAATAACTGTGATAGATATAAATACATATTCTTTTACTTTAGGAATTAATCCTACTGTAACTGAAAAATCAGGAGGGATGAGTGTTACAGCAGGACCAGTTACTCTAACACCGTAATTATGGCATACACTTTAGCAAACTTACAAGATGATATTAGAAGCTATACAGAAGTAGATGATTCGGTATTAACAAATAATCTTTTAAATACCATAATAAAAAATTCTGAAAATAGAATTTATAGAGATGCAGATTCTGATGATAATAGATTTTATTCTACTTCGTCTTTAATTAATGGAAATAGATTTGTAACTATTCCTGAAGATTTAAGATTTATTAGATATGTTCAATTAACTAATTCTGCTGGAGAACAAACTTTTTTAGAAAAAAGAGATACTTCCTACATGGCAGAATATTACAACACACCCAGTACTTCTTCAGGTATTCCTAAATATTATGCTAATTGGGATGCAGAATTTTGGGTTGTTTCACCTACTCCAAACGCAACTTTTTCAATAACCCTAGCTTTTACCAAACAACCTCTTAGTTTAACCAATACAACACAGCCTACTGTAGCCCCAGCAGCTACAAATGGAACTTACACAAGTAATAAATATCAAGATTTACTTTTATATGGATGTCTGGTAGAAGCATATGGTTACTTGAAAGGTCCTCCAGATATGATACAATATTACGAAGGATCTTTTAAAAGAGCTTTACAATCGTATGCGATTGAACAGCAAGGTCGTAGACGTAGAGACGAATGGCAAGATGGTGCTATACGAACCCCTCTAAAATCTGAACCACCATCAAAATACTAGGAGATAATAATTATGGCAAATATAATACCGTTTTCATTTAGAGGAGAACTCTTTTCGGGAACACACAATTTTTCAAATGGAGGAGATAGTTTTAAAATAGCATTATACACATCTAATCCATATAGTACGTCAAGTACAGTATACTTAACTACAAATGAAGTAAGTGCTTCAGGTGGAAGTAATTATGTTGCAGCGGGAAAAGTTTTAGCTTCACAAGCAGTAGCAAGTGGAACTGCAGTAGCGTCTGTAGATTTTGCTGATTCAACAATTAATAGTGCTACTTTTACAGCAGCATTTGCAGCAATATACAACGATGCTAAAAGTGATAAATTATGTGTTGTATTAGATTTTGGAGGAAATAAAACTGCCACTAATGGTACGTTTTCAATTTCATTCCCTAATCCAAGTACCCCAGCTAATGCAATCATAAGTATGGCATAAGGATAAAATAAATGGCGTTACAAATAAACGACAGAGTAAAAGTAACAAGTACTACAACAGGCACAGGTGCGTTTACATTAGGCGCAGCTTCAAATGGATTTGTAGCTTTTGGAATATCAATTGGAAGTCTTAATACAACTTATTATACAATTGCTAATCAAGGTACTAACGAGTGGGAAGTAGGAGTTGGAACATTAAATAATAATAGTACAGTACTAACTAGAACTACACTTATCTCAAGTTCTAGTGTTGTAAATGCTCAATATGCAGTTGTTGATTTTTCATCAGGCACAAAAGATGTATTTTGTACATTACCGGCAAGTAAAGCAGTTTATTTAGATGCTGAGGGAAACACAGTTGGAGCAGCGGGAGCAGGTTTTGCCGTTGCAATGGCAATAGCATTATAGTATAAAGAAAAAGGAAAAAAATTATGGCACAAAATTTTAGAAGATTCGCAGTACAAGCAACTAATAGTGCAGGAACTGTATTTACATCAAACTCTTTTGATACTGTTATAGGTATTAGAATTGCAAACATTACAGCAGCAGCAATTACAATGTCTGTTTTTGTTTCTGTGGGTGGTTCTACTACAAGATACATAGTAAAAGATTTAAGTGTTCCACCAGCGAGTTCAGTTGAACTTGTTCAAGGTGGCGCTAAATTTGTAATGGAAAGTTCTGACGTATTGAAAGTACAATCAAGTGCTGCAAATTCAGCTGATGTATATGTTAGTGTTGTAGATTCGATTAGTACTTAACAACAAAGAAATTAATTATGAGTGATACATATCCAAGTGGAGTATACATAGGAAACAATCCTGGTTCTCAGGAGATCTATACTCATGCCGAAGTCATAGATAATATTTTAACAATTGAAAGTGCAGTTCTTGCAGGACCTGTAACTTTTGAAGCAACAGTAACTGTAACAGGAACCTTGGTAATAGTATAATGAGTAAATTAGAAGTCGATCAAATTGATCCGCAATCAGGAACAACATTAACTCTTGGTACTTCAGGAGATACAGTTTCTATACCTAGTGGAGTAAATTTAGCTGCAGGAGCAGTTTTAACAACACCAGTATTACAAGGTACATCTTCAACTGCAGGTTCAATATTATTTAAAGAAGACACAGATAACGGCACAAATTCAGTTACATTAAAAGGACCAGCGGCAACAGGAGATGTTACAGTAACTTTACCTGCCGCAACGGATACCTTAGTTGGAAAAGCTACAACAGATACTTTAACAAACAAAACAATAAATTCTGCAATACTGGCAACACCCACAATAAGTGGTTCTTCTTCAAGTGCTGGCCAAATATCATTTAAAGAAGACACAGATAACGGAACAAACTCAGTTATTTTAAAAGGAGCGGCGGCAACAGCTGATGTAACATTAACTTTACCTGCTGTAACTGGAGATATTATACCAGGAAAATTTGGTGGAAGTGGTTTTACTAATTCATTATTAATTGGTCATTCAACATCAGGAAGTTTAGACCAAGACGCAGGACAAAACACGGGAGTTGGTATAACAGCCTTAGATAATTTAAGCAGAGGAGATAACAATACTGCTGTTGGATATAGGTCTGGATCTAATATTGGCTTAGGTGCTGGTAATACATCATTGGGTTCTGAATCCTTGTTTACTGTTACTAGTGGTGTAAATAATACAGGACTTGGTTACTATACTTTAAGAGGTACAACTGGTAATTTAAATATTGGAGTTGGTCACAACGCTGGACAGAATATAACAAGTGGTGATGGTAACGTAATTATAGGTACTGTTAATGCTGCTAGTGCTACTGGCGACAGACAATTAAAAATAGCTGGTAATGACGGATCAACAACTACAACTTGGATTTCTGGAGATAGTTCTGGTAATCTAGTTACACCCGGAACAATTACAGCTAATGGTACAGTTTTAAGTGGTGGTGGTACTAACACTCCAGCTTTTTTAGCTTATGCAAATGCAGATCAAGGAAGTATATCGGCAAATAGTAATACAAAACTTACT